CCGAACAAGAAACCCGCCCCAAGCCGTTCCTCGAGCAGCTTGGCGAGATCACGCAGACGGCATCTGCCGTGGGGTTCGTCAAGCCCGGCGACGTCGCAGCCAGCGGCGCAGCCGAGGGCGAGGAGATGTCGACCAGGGACCGTTTGATCCAGACGTTCGCCGAGGGCGCTGCCCAGCGCCTCCCGGAGTTGATCCAGGCCACCGGTATGGGATCGATGATTGGTCGCGTTCTTGGTGGCATGGGAGGCGGGGATGCCGCCCCTGCTGGACAAGCACAGCCAAGACGTGTCAACGTGACCCAAGTGAATGCCCAACATCAGCAACTGCCGCCCCCGCAGCGGTTGATCTTCGCCGACTCTGACGGCGCTCCGGTCGAACTGCCAGGCCAGTCGCAGCGCGGGCCGGACCTCGGCCCCCCCCAGCCGGCGCCAGTGCAGCAGCAGCCCGCCCAGCAGCCACAGCAGCAACCGGCGCGACAGCAGGCCCCCGTCCAACAACAGCAACAGGCCCCGCAACCAGCCCCGCAACCTCCGCAGACGCCGTGGGCCGGGTTCGAGTGGACGAACCTGCCAGACGACACGCTCACCAGCGTCTTCGGCACGATCATGCAGGGCTTGAAGGACGAGGCAACGCCGGAGAAGGTCGTCGAGATCCTGTCAGCGCAGTTCACAGCCGAAATGGTCGGGGCCATCCCATCCATTGCGTCCGTGGACAAGGTCATCGCAAGCATTCGCAAGGCACCAGTCACTGCGCGCAGTCCGCTTGCCTCCCCGCAAGGGCGCGCCTACATCCGCGACGTCTGGGCGGCCATGTCCAAGATGGCGGCGGCCAAGCAGGAGGGGACGACGGCATGATGATAAATGACCTGTTCTTCGAGGAACGAACCATCGAGATTGGCGGTGATGGTGGCCCCTGGGCGCGTCTCGTCATTCGTGCGTTCAGAGTGTGCGACCGGGGCCCGATCCTGGTGCATGGCGAACAGCACTGGCTTGACTGGGTTTCCCTGTCCGTCAATGCGGTTGACGGGATCGGCAGGGTAAACGACCTCACCCGCGACGCGCAGGATTACCTCGTGTTGAATCGCCCCCTCGAGCAGATTATCGACGAGCGCGTCTGCTTCTCCGACGAGCGCGGCACTTGGGCTGAGATCGTTGGCGCCACTTGCGACGCGCAGGCCATCCGCAAGACCATCGCCAAACTCGACAAGACGTGGGAGATCTGCCAGCCGATCTTGAAGAAGTTCCTGGCCGAGTACACGCCGGACGAGGGAGCCCCTGCCTCATGAAGTACGAAGAACTCTGTGCGCACATCAAGGCCAAAACGGAGATCCGCGTCGCTGGCGTCAACATCTCCAGACATTTGCGCGGGACGATCGGCATTCCCGTCCGCATCTTCAAGAAACTCCAGGGAGGGCGCGTCCGGCAGTACGTCGAGGTCCACGCCCGCACTGGCAAAATCCAACGTGTCGACCTGTGCCGAATCCGGTCGATGTCTGACCTGAGTGGAGTGGGGATCTGACATCATGTTCAACCGAATCAAGAAGTGGAGCAGGGTCATCGCCCGTCTGCCCATGGAGAACCAGATCCTGCGCAAGGACGTCGAGCGCCTGACGCGGATCTGCAAGCAGGTCGAGTTCGAGCGGGACCGGTGGCAAGAGCTCCACCGAGCCGCGGGCGTCGGGTACATGGCCTCGCAGGACCTGATGATGCAGGAGATCGTCCGCCTGTCGAACAAGGCCAACGTCGAGCCCGACAAGCGCTTGGAGTCGCTGGTCAAGATGTACGCGGAGTCGCACTCCAAGCCGCACGCCACCACCCCCGCCGCGTAGCGGTTTGCTCACAGTCTTGGCCCGTCCTGGATAGACTCTGGGGCATGGCCGAGTTCAGTACCCCCGCCACCGTCCCCAATCCGTCCCTGCAAGACGTTGTCCTGATGGACTTTGCGTGCAATCCGGCCAAACAGGTTGCGCAAATGGGGGCGCCCCTCACATGCCCGCTCGACAAGCCGGATGGCTCAAGCGCGTTCGAACTGGGCTGGCACCAACAGCCGGAGTTTGCGCCGCTCGTCCTCAACGTCGGGAAGGAGAACAGCCAGCAGGCGTGGTGGCAGGGCAAGCGTGCGTCCGGCGGCTCCGCTCTCAAGACCATCATGAAGGAGAACGCATCGAGGTTCCCCTCCGGAACTGCCCCTGGGCGCATTGCGGCGATCGGGTTCAGCCAAGGATGTTCGGGCATCGGAGAGATGCTTCGCGGCGAGACGGACGCAAACGCTACCGACTTCGTGTACGCCTGCGACGGGATGCACGCACAGGTCGAGCCCAAGTCGGGCGTCGTGTACACCGCGTCAATCGAGCCGTGGATCAACTTCGCCGTGCGAGCTGCGCAAGGCAAGACCATGATGGTCGTGACGCACACGCAGATTGTGCCTTACAACAGGACGAAGGACGGCGTGGCGTCCACCACCGAGAGCGCCGCCGCGCTGCTCCAAGAAGTCAAGAAGCGCATGGGCTATGCCCAGATCGCGCCCCGCATGATCCCACGCGGGCTCATCGGCGAGGCAGGGTATGCCCCCAAGCCTCCAGACGGGACATCGTGGTCGTCATGGGTGAACGCTCCCTCCAAGGCCGCTCGCGTCCCGGCCCCGTGGCCCACCAACAACGGGCAACCGGGTGGATACTACGAGATCCTTGGCAACCTGATCGTCGTGGGGTTCAACGCAAACTCGCCCGACGATCCAGCGGGCCCCACCGGAAGCCAAAGCGCGCACATCTTCCAGGCTTGGTGGGTCATGCGCCAAGTCATCATGGAAGTCTTGGCGTGTAGGTGGGCCGCGAAGTGTGACACCGTCAACATCAACCCCGACGCGGTATCTGGCCTGGGAGCGCTACTCCAACCAACGACCTACGTCGACCGGCGGTTCCCATCCGTCATCCAGAAGCCCAACCCGGCCATGCTTCGACGGGTAGGCAGCGCACGACGGGCTCTTGGCGAGGTCAGCCAGGGATGCCTCGTCGAGGGTAACTTCTCCAAGTTCAGTGCAGCCGACCTCCAAGGTGGGTTTGCAAGCGCGCTGTCGACCTACTCCCCCGCCGAGCTCGCCATCGGCGCGCTGGGCCTCACCGTGGGCGGCATCGCCCTGTACAAGTACCTCACCCGTTGAGAGAGACGAACATGAACAGCAACGGCATCTTCACCGCTCGCAAGTACCTCGCCCCGGTCAACGGTCTTGGTTGCAATGGCGGTTGCAACGGTGGTTGCAAGGGCACCGGCGAGATCCTGGGCCAAGACCCGGCGTCCCTTGCCGTGGGCGTCGTCGCCTGGACCGCTGGCGCGATCTTCTTGTACTTCGTGTTCAAGAACCTGAACAAGCCAGTCAGCCACAAACCCTACTCCATGCTCGTCTGAGGGGCGCCATGAGCAACAGCGAAGCAGCGAGCCACAAGCCGCACACAGAGTGCCAACTGCACGAGGCACAGAAGGGCATTCTGCTTGAACAGCAGGCGGCGCTCGACAATCTGACCACCGACGTGCGCTTGATCGCCGCCGACCAGAGGGCGGCCTCGGACTGGCGCACCCAGCAGGCCGAGATGAACCGACGTCTGATGACCGAAACCCAAGCGTCTCGACGCGCGTCCGAGAAGTCTGCGGACGCTGCCGTGAAGGCGGTGGAGCTCGTCGAGAAGATGGACGTCAAGTGGGACCGCAAGCACGAGGAGATCGTCGGGCGCGTCGCCACGCTCGAGGACAAGTTCGAGGAGATCGTTGGTGGGCCTCCACCCGCGACAGGCGCTCCTGCCGGACCCCCTCCTCGTCACCCAAGCGTTCCGAGGATCATGCCCGAACTGCTCGCCGCGGATACCCTGTCGGAGGACACCAAGGTCAACCTCATGGCGGCCGACCGCAACGGTGTGCTCGAGGCGTTCATGCGCGAGCGGGAGACCACGTCCCAGCTCCGAGCGGACGTTGCAGCGATGCAGGCGCGGCTCGACGAGAAGCAGCGGCACTCCGACCGCGCACGGTCCGAGGAGGCGCAGAACGCCAAGTTGGTTCTTGCCCACAACGCCCAGAAGGCCAAGTTCAAACTCGAGGGCGGGAAGCTCGTCGTGGCGCTGGTCAGCACGCTCGTCGGCAGCGTCGGCGGTGTTTTGGGCATCCTCGAACTGCTCCGCAGGGTCGCGCCCTGATGGACACGAGCAAGGTCAACTGGCCCGCCGCTGGCCTGCTCGTCGCCGGGGTGGGAGCGGTCGTTTGGATGCTGCGCTCCAACGAGTTGTCCAGGAAGGATCGCAAGGCGTTCGGCAAGGCGATGCTTGCCACCGGAGCGACGGCGGGTGTGTACTACTGGGCAAATGGCGAGGGCCACGTGGACACCTTCGCCAAGTGGATGACGCCCAAGGTCCGGAGGTAGAGATGGCGCATCGACAACTGTAATCAACCCGGCCTAAGGGCCGGCGTTTCGTGAGGTAGCTCGGCGTGGTACACGCAAAACCACTTTCACTTTCCTGGTTCGACGGGCGCCCTGTGGCGTATCCTCCCCAGGCAGACCCGAGCGATTCACACGGGTTTTGATGTTCTTCGAGGCATTGACGTCTGCATGATCACGATGGCCGCAAGCAGTACAGACGAAGCGCTCCCCAGAGCGGGAGGCGGCGTCTACCGCGCCGCACACGGCGCACGTCTGCGACGTGTACGCGGCGGGCACCTTGACGAGCGTCGAGCCGTTCCAAGTCGTCTTGTACGCCAGCATCTTGGCAAGCTGGCCCCAGCCCGCTGCCAGGATGGATCGGTTCAAGCCTCGTTTTTGAGCGACGCGCTTGCCGGGGGCCTCGACGGTTCCGGCAGCGCTCCTGGTCATGTTCCCGATCTTCAGGTCTTCGATGACGATGACGCCGTGGCTCTTGGCGTACCGACTCGACTCGACGTGAAGAACGTGGTCGCGTTGCCGTCGCACCTTGCGGTGCAGCCGCGCGACCCGGAGGTTGGCTTTCTTCCTGTTGCTACTACCATTTCGTTTGCGGCTGGCGCTGCGTTGAGCGCGAGCGAGTTGCTTGCTGGTGCGCTCGAGGTGCTTCGGGTTGACGACGATGCGACCGTCGCTGTCCGCCAACAGGTTGGTGACGCCCCGGTCGATGCCGACGACGGGCTCGGTGCGTGGGGAAGGGTTGATCTCGACCGCGCATGTGATAACAGCAAACCACTGGTCCGCGTCGCGGGTGAGCGTGCAGGTCTTCGGGGTGCCTGCGAGGGGTCGATGGATGACGGCTCGCAGGCTTCCAAGTTTCGGGAATCGGATAGTCTTGCCGTCCAGACACCACTTTTTCGGTCGGGGCTCGCAAAAGTTGAGGCTGTCGCGCCCCTTGCGTTTCCAGCGCGGAGCACGAGCGATGCGAGCGAAGCATCGCTGCCACGCCTTGTCCAGTTCCACCAGGAACTGCGCGCAGACGTCATAAGGCACGTCGGCCAACCATGGCAATTCGGCGCGGAGGGATGTAAACTCGATCATCTGATCAAACGCCGTGGGGTAGACCTTGTCGGTCCGGCGCAGGCCCATCAGGCGCTGCTCGAGCGCAAGGTTCCACAAGAACCGCAAGGCGTCGTTCCACGCCGTCATCCGAGCGATCTGCTGCTCGGTCGGGTAGATCACCCAGTTCTGAGACGAGGCCACCGCACGATGGCAGACCGGCACTCCCACCCCCTGGAACTCCAGCGGAGAATCCGTCAGATCGAATCCTGGCACGATCTGCAAGCCCCACTTGCTCCACACGAACAGGCGCTCCAGCAGGTCGTTCTCCCCGCGTGGAACAAACGTCGCGCCCGCCACGATGTTGTCCTTCGCCAGCCAATACCCGCCGTTGGTCAAATCCCAAATGCCGGACGTGAGCGCATCGGCAGGCGGCGTGTAGTCGAACACGTTGTCCCCGTCGCTCATCATCAACCGGTTCTGGAACCAGACCACGATGTAGCAGGCGGTCGGCCAGGTTCCGGTGCAGGCATTGGTGCCGCCGGACTTCTGATCCGTGTAGAGGTTCCCGTTCTTCAGCTCCGGCATCATCACGTTCGAGGCCGGATTCACTACCGCCACTTCCTGGGCTGTGGCGTCCGTGCCCACGAAGGCATAGCCATCCCCAATCGTCACGCTCCACTTGGTCACGTCCGCATCCCACGCGAACGCAGCGGAGTCCCCGCTGTTCCGCATGATCGTCCAGCTTCCCCCGCTGGCCTTTCGGTACATGGACTTCTTCCCCACCAGGAATTGCACGCCGCCCGCCGAGAACCCGCCCCGGATCACCTCGCTGGATGCGTGGACGCTGGCACTGGCATCTATCAACGCAGACCCTTTCCGCTTGGCCAGCGCTCGTTGGGAAAAGTCGATGTTGCGCTGATCGCTGGCCTCCATCGGCGCGTACTGCCCCCACCCCCCATCATTGAAGCGATGGGAGCGCGCCAGCAGGCTCAGGGCCTCGTCGGCCCAGTTCCCGCCTCCAAAGGCCCGGCAATCCAGGCTAATCAATCAGAGCCTCCAGGTTAGAATCTCCAAGGGCGAATCCGCCCAAACCCAATCAGGCTGGGAGTCGCGTCCTGCTCCGGCAGCAACGACACTCCATCATCGATCAGGCTCAATGCCCGCTGCATATCTCCCCGCTTGGCCTTGTAGTCCGCTGCGATGAAGTGCGCCAGGGCGCGGTCTGCGTTCTTGTGAATGAAGCAGCTCGATGAAGACCCGGAACTGAATTCGGTGCGTTCGATGATCCCCGTGATGCGGAGCGTATCGGCCTGATAGGGGCGCCTGCGCAGGGCCAGCTTCAACGTCCCGGCCACGTCGATCAGGCGGGCATAGGTGGGCCTGTCCGTCCCGTTCTGATCGTCGTAGGCGCTCCACGTCGCCATGTCCGGCGCCCATTCGATAGGATACGGATCGCTGGTACTGGCATCGATCCCCTCCAGCCAGACCGGCGCCTTGAAGACCGGTGTCGCGGGCCAGGTGTAGGTGTCCTCGTCCCCCACCACCATCGTCAGACTGGTGTTCTCGCGCGTAGCTTCCGGCCAGCGCCTACCGATCACCATGCCCAATAGCTTGAACCCGGGGCTCAACATCCCCTGGTAGATCAGGTTGGCAATGCGCAGCCCTTGCGCCGAGACGATGGTCAGGTTCCCATCGTCGGCGTAATGCCGCACGTCTTCCTGGATGTTTGTCAGCGTGTCAGCCATTGTCGATCCTTGCCTGCTCGTCGGCGGAGACCTGCTCGTCGTACCTTGCGGCCAATTGCCGGCGCAACACTGCCTGCTCGGCCAGCACGGCGGTCATCTCCTGCTTGGCCAGCGCCGCGTCCATCTCAGGGTCCGCCCGGATCGCGGCGAGTTGCCGCCTGAGCTCCGCGTTCTCCCGCTCGATTTCTTGGATTCTGGTCAGCGTGTCAGCCATTCAGGCCACCTTTCGCATCATGGCGTTCCGCGCGGCGTGCCATTCCGCGGCATACGGCACATCCTGGAATCCTGGAAACCAGGGTCCGCCTTCCGTGAAGTGGACAGCCTTGGGGTCGATGCTTGTTGGGCTGTGCCCGACCAGCCAGTTCCACTCTTGCCCCAGTTCTCCAATTTCGCTCATCTCCAGCCATTGGAACGTGTGCAGAAAGAAGCCCGGATAGGCGTTGATCTTGCGCAGGTCAAGCCCCCGGTACCGGCCGGCGATCCGGTGTGCCCGGTGCCCGCAGTTCCACAGCACGAAGCTGGACCAGTTCTTCCGCTCGTAAGGCTCCTGCACAACCCCGTCCATTTTAAAGCCAAATCCCGGCGAGTACCGGTGCTGCACTAGTTGCACGGCCTTGCTCTCGTCCCGTTGCTCCCACACCTCCCGGATATCCGCCCTGAACAGGACATCGCAGTCACAGAACAAGGCCCATCCCTGGTATCCCATCAGGTATGGCACCAGGAACCGGGCGAAGGAGAACTCCGTGCTGAACGGCCGCCCATCGATCCCGTCATGAAACTGCACTCCATCCTGGCGATAAGGGCGGGTCATTTCAGGCCGGCGATGGTTCAACGGCTCCACCTGAAGCGGGATCGTCGCGTGACGCATCAGCGTGTGCGCACACACAGACCAAGCTTCCTGCTCGCGGCTGTCGTATCCGATGAAGACATTCATGTGTAGGCCACGCAGGATTCGCAGGGCGTCCCCGCCACGTTCTTGCCGAGATGCGCGCTCCGGAGCGATTGGTACGCCGGGGAGTTCCACGCTTCCATGAATGGCGTGTCCTTCAGATCTCCCATCGTGAAGTCATCCGTGTGCGAGAAGCAGCACGCAGTCAATAGCCCATCCCATGTCACATGGCCTCCTGTGAAGAGCGCCCAGCACGGAATGGGAGCGACCAAGCCCCCGACTCGCCCTGCATTGCCTGCCGTTGGCACATAGCCCTGCTTGTTGATCTGCTCGGAAGCCAACGTGTGCTGGCTGTAAAGCGGCAGGTAGTAGTGCTCGTCCAGGTACGGTCTCAGGTCATCAACCGCCGCTTCCATGCGTTCCCGCTGTGCCCCCTCGTACAGGATGGAGCTGGCGTACAGCCCGCAGCGATGCCCTGTCTGGTCGTACACCATGTCTCGCCGCGCCTTCGCCGCCTTGATGTTCTTCACTACCCGCTCGAATGCGTTCACCTGCGTAATCTCCCGCATCTGCTCCCCGTCCGACCAGTTGAAGCTGAATTTGAGCGAGTCCAGGCCAGCATAGAACAGTTGCGTCAGCTTCTCCGGGGTGGCGAGGCGCCCGTTGGTGGTCAGAAAGACGTAGGGGTATTTGCATTGGCGCTTGGCATACTCCACCGCATCCGCGAGTTTCGGATACAGCATCGACTCGCCCAGATAGAACAAACCCAACTCCTCCACACCAGCTTCCCGCATGTCCATCGCCAGGCGCCGGAACAGATCAAAGTCCATGTGTCCCTTCTGCCGCAACCCATGGCTGGTCGCGCAGAAGAAGCACTTGTAGTCGCACACGGCTGTCAGCTCCACCTTCACCGCGCGGGGCGGTGGAATGGCCGCCATACGATGCGAGTCCGGGATGTGCGTCACCCGGTCGATCCTGCTCGTGATGAGCGCCTTCATGCGATCTCCTTGCGGATGAATTGGAATGCGTTGTCCAGATCAGCGAACTGCGCTTCGGTCGCGTTGGGATAGCACCCGATCATCAGGCATTGGGTCCAGACCCGATCAGCCCCAGGGAAGTCATCGGCACGCCCCAGGCCCTCGAACGCCGGGTGGCGGAGCAAATTCCCCGCGATAACGGCGCGGGTTTCTACCCCCAAGTCTTCCAGCCATCGGCGGACCGTTGTGGCGGGCCTGTGCTTGCAGCGCAGCACAACCGCCATCCAACTGTGCTGCTTCGGATCGTCCGTCATCCCCACCATCTCCAACTCTGGGTGCCCGTCCAGCATGGCCGCGATACACATGGCATTGGCCCGGCGGAGTGCCACGATCTCGCCCGCGCGCGCAATCCGGCACTTGCCGATGGCTCCCTGAATCTCCAATGGGCGCACGTTGTAGCCGAGATTCGAGAACAAGAACCGGGGATCAAGCTTGGGGTGGTCCCCAATCCATATGGACGCATCGGCCCGGTCCCTGATCCACCCGTGCGCACGGAGCGCCCGGAGTGTGTTGGCGGTGGCAAGGCTGTCCGTCACGATCATCCCGCCTTCCATCGTGGTCAGGTGATGTGAAAAGAACAGGCTGAACGACCCCATCCGTCCGAAGGTGCCGACATGGCGTTGGTCCCATTCCGCGCCGAAGGATTCACAGCAATCCTCGATGAGCGCCATCTTGCTGGCTTTCGCGTATGAAACGATCCGGCTCATGTTGCAAGCGCGCCCCAGAACGTGCACCGGCATGATGGCCTTGGCGTCCGTCTGTGCAGGCAGGATCATCTCCAGCATCTCCGGGTCAACGTCGCAGAACACTGGACGCAAGCCCAGTTGAATGACCGGCGCCACCGTCGTTGACCACGCCAGAGCCGGGACCAATACTCCATCGCCCGGCGACAGAAAGCCCCCGTTGCGCTCCAGCATGGCGTCCAACATCAGCAGATTGGCACTCGATCCGCTGTTCACCATCACGGCATAGTTGGCATGGATATAGTCAGCGAACATCCGCTCGAATTCCCGGACCTGCTCCCCCATCGTGTACCGCCCGGATTGCAGAACGGAAATAGCCGCTGCAATCTCGGCAGGGCCGAAGCCGTCAATGGCGAGAGGATATCTGTTCATTACCAACCCATGAGTAGGTCTATTTGAAACTGCCGCACCACAACCATGCCGAGGGAGCGGAGAAAGTCCTGCGCCGCCCCGGTGGGTATCCCATAGTGCTCCGAGAGACCGTCTTTCTGTTCCAGTAACACCAGCGGGCGATTGCTGAGCAGCGTTTGCACGGCGCCGTGCAGGGCGTGAAAGTCGAACCCCTCCAAGTCCATCTTCATAAATTTCACGTTGCGCATGTTCATCGAATCCAGGCGGATTGTTTTCGCTGGACTCCCGGTGCTGGATATTCGCGCCGTATCGGTCTTGCCGGACAACCGCTCCGCCACCGCGACCTTGTGATCCTGCACCCAGCCCAGCGCCAGTTCATGTACTCTCACGTTGTTCAGCCCGCGCAGATTCGCGCGCAATGTGCGCGCTGTGACAAGATTCGGCTCGAATGCGTACACCACGTCGTGTTTCACGGCCAGCATCCTGGTCCAGAGCCCAAAATGGGCGCCCGCATCAATCGCCACCCCACCGTGTACAGCATGTTCTTTAATAGCGGACAGCACTCGCTCGCCTTCACGATTCACGCAGCCTTCCCCCCTTTCTTGAGCATCCCCTTGAGATGCACCATGTACTCGGCCAACACCGTCTTTGGCCACACGTTGAGGCCCAGCCTTCCATCCCCCTTCACGTCCTTGGACAGGTTGTTGACCTCGTGTGCCAGGCCCAGCAGGTCAAGCAACTGATCCAGCGATGAGCAGTCGTGCCACCCTCTCAATTCCAAGAATGAGCCACTGGTGAAGCATTTGCGGTATGCTTTCAGCAGGTGTCGCATCCGGCGCTCGCGGGGGTCGTACCCAGCGAAATCGCTTTCCACGTGCATGCCCAGGTGCCTCCGCAGCAAGAACACGCCGGGAAAGCCATCCATCAGGCCGTGCAGGAACTCCGGGGGGATGAGCTTCAAGGCCCGCACGTCGGCGCCGATGAAGTAGAACGGCTTGCGTTCCAGCGCATAGTCCGTGATGGCGAACACCTTTCGCCCGAACTTGTGCGCGTTGAAGTTGTAGTGGTACTCGCCCGTCGGCAGAATGCCTTGCAGCAGCGGCACCATGCTCGTCCACTTGATGAAGTGCGCGCACTCCTCCTGAGCGAACAGGTCCCGGTACTCCACGCGATCCTGAAACTCCGCGGGAGCCTCATGCTCGTAGTACGCGACGATGGGGCCTGGCCAGTACCGCACCAGCGATGCCAGTCCCTCGCGCCCCCACTTCTCGTAATACTCAGGGCTGAACGTCGTGATTGCCGTCGGGCTGTCTGATGTCACGGAAATCCTCCATGGTCATGCTGGGCATTGGCTCCCAGAACCGTGCGAACTGGGCCTCCATTTCTGCATCGGACGGGTCAGGATGCTCGGCTTTCCACGCCTCCCATCCGGCTTGATCGGTCAGCTTGAAGAACCTCCAGTCCACCGGTTGTGCGGGCTTCATAGCGCCTCTTGTAGTCGATGAGTTTTTGGGCGGTCTTATCTACCGTAGGAGCCCATGTTTCGCCTTCCTTCTGCCGGATAAGCTCTACGGTCTTTCCGTACCAGGCCATGTGGTCCCCGCTGACCCCGTAGCGCCATGCCGGGCGCGCGGGGGTCAGGCACCAGCAAGAGCGCCCCAGCGCCCCAGAGAAATGCACCGCGGACTGGCACACGGAGATCACCAGGTCCAGGGCCGAGATCAAGGCGAACTGATTCTCGAAGTTCTCCGCCGCGCTGTTGGCCTCTTTGAAGTTGTGTATCCCAGCCTGGTCCGCCTCCTTGTCGTGCCCCCACTTGTCGTATTGCAGGGATGTGAACGTGCAGCCGGTGGCAAAGATCGGCCCCCACTGGCTCAGCGGGATTGAGCGGTAGTCGAACCGGGTCTTCTTTTCACCGCCGAACCATGCGATCCCGACATAGGGGCCGGACCCCAGTTTCTCCAACTCCGCCCGGTAGTGGCGGACCCGCTCAGGGTCAGCTTTAAGATACGGAGTCCCAGGGAAGGCGTTTGCAGACTTCCGGAACAGAGACGGCAATGAGCCGAACCCGATCTGCGAATCGATGGGGTGCTCATGGTGCCATGTGATCTGATCCGTCTTCCGCGTCCCGTAGACCGGCACTCCTGGGAAGTTGCGCTTGAAGATCGGCTCCAGACGCGGGTGGCAGTCGATGATCGGGTGCTTACAATTGGCGATGAAGTCCGGCAGGCAGGAGGCGAACATGACCTCATCACCCACACCCTGCTCGCCCCACGCCACCGCACAGCGGTTGCGCTTACCGTCCCACATGCGCATCTGGTCCCCTTCCTTGTAGGACCGCTGCTGCATCTTGCGCTCGCCTTCCAGGTACCCAGGCCAGCCACGCTCCCAATCCCCCTGCTCCAGGTAGCCGATAGAACGGTTCCAAAGTGCTTGGCGCATGCCAGGCTCAAACTCCAGCGCCTTGTTCGCCCATTCGATCACCTTCCCAGGCTGGCCCTGGTTGATGTAACAGGCAGCCATGGAGTTGTAGATGCCGGGCTCCCTGGGATCGATTGCGATGGCCTTGTCGAAGGCGTATTCGGCTTCCTCCTGGTAGCGCTCCAGCAAAAGCGCCTGGCCGATGTTGCTCCACATGAGGGCCTTGGCATCGGTCGGCATGTCCGTCCATTCCCGCAGTAGATAGCGATAGAGATGGATGGCCAGTCCGTGATTCGCCCTCCGCATCATGGAATCGGCGTAGTTCCCCAGGACGTGCAGGTCGCTCGGGTGCCGATCCATCCAACGTAGGAATGCCTCGTCCGCCTTGTTATGCTTGCCCTTTTCAACCAAAGAGGCGACGGAGGTTTTTGTGCGTTCGCTCATGCAACCTCAAAAAGAGGCGAGGGCCGAAGCCCTCGCCGGAGCGATCCTAGTCGCGCTGAAGCAGAGCCATCACCGAGATCACCGGAGATGGCGTCAGCGTGCCCGAAGCGCAGACCGCGATGGTCACGACCAGCGGCTTGGCCAGCGGGAAGGTGTCGGAATCCGTGATGGTCACGGTGTGCGGCAGCCCTTGGTTGAACCGCAGGGACTTGTTGGTGAGTACTTCCGTGGCCGCCATGAACAGGGAGTCATCGTCGATCCAGCCGACCTTCAGGTCCATCGAGAAGGAGCTGGAGAACACGGCCTTGACCCATCCATCCAGAACCGTCACGCGGTCCGGAATCGGCAGCATCAGGAAAGTCTGTGAAGCGGACGGCGTTGCCGTACAGGTGAACGACCCGTAAGCGGCAAAGATGCCCGCGTGAATGTCGCGCAGAGACCCCGACTTCACAAGAGTCGAGGTGAAGGTCGTTGCAGCCATGACTTATCTCCTCAGCTCGGGTTAGGAGGGATCGGGCGAGAAGGTGGAGGCGACGATTGTTCCGAAGTCTTCCGTCGATCCACCGATGGTGTACTGGGACTTGACCATGCCGTAGATCATGCCGGCGGACACGCCCAGCTTGTTGCCGTAGTCGAACAGCTCCTCGAACCACGCGGGGCTGTCCGGACTGTAGTTGTTGCCGAGCACCAGATTGACGGCCTGGGCGCCACAGAGCACCGCCCGGTAGACGCTGGCAGTACCGATGTTGGTATTCCCGGTGCTGCCGCCGCACACACGCTCGGACTCGTGGATGATGGCACCGTTCCACTCGCCCACAGCGCCCGTATACAGGGGGTTCCCGCTGATCTGCCCGCCCTGGATCGCGGCTTTCTGGATGTCCAACCAGTTGCCGGACGCCGCTGCCGTGGTGCGCAGTTGGTGCAGTTGGAACGTGTGGATGAAGACGGCGTACTTGTCCTCGCCGCCAATGCGCAGCGGGCGAATCTTCTGGTTCGCCTTGGTCTTCGCCCGCGTAACCATCCGGTCGATGGTCGTCAGGGAGAAAGCCGAGGAAGCAGATGCGGAAAGAGATGCTTCCGCCGTGCCGCCGACGAACAGGTGGTTGTTGGTGGAAGGCGCGCGGGTCGCGTTGTTCCCCGTGTAGCGCGTGTCGGACTGGTTGGTGTTGCCACAAATGTGGTTGAAAAAGTTCTCATCCAGACGGGTGGCATACCAATCCGCGAGGCCGATGAAGGCTTCGTTGCGCATGGAGAACGGCACGCGCTGCTCGGAGGCGCGCCCTGCGGAACGGACGGCATGGCGGAGCTGATCCAGGGTCACGCTGTCGCGCGAGGTCTGGAGTTGCTCCTCATTGCCTTCCAGGGTGCCGTCTCCCTGGATACCGGCGCCGGTCAGTTGGGCGCGCAGCATCGGGTAAACGGTGTCGCCGGAGTTCTTCTGCAACTCGGTGTGAAGTTGGACCAGGGAGTTGGAATCCTCCCCCACGAACTTGTTGAACCACGAGCGTGTGCGCGCCTCGTGGATCATCTTGCGGGTCCAGAACTTTACCGCGAGTGCATGATTGACCCCGAAAGAGGTATCAGCCATTGCGGTTCACTCGGTAGAGAAATTGGTAAACGCGGACGCTCGTGCGCAATGCGCGAGCCCGGTTCCGATTCCCCTTCACGCTGGGATTAGCGATTCACCGAGTGACGCTGGTGAGACGTATGACGGCTTGGGCCGTCGGTCCTTCTGCCGCGATGACGGTGCGGCTCCCGTGCGCCCGTAATGAGGGCGAGTCAAAGGGCGGAGCGCCCAATTCTTTACCCGCGCGATTTAACCCTCACGCGGTATGCACTCCACGCAGCAAGTATGCATCACCCGACTTAACGGGATGTAGCCTTATGCATGGAATCCTTTGGACGCTCCCGATCACGCGCCAAAGAGCTTCTTGACCTTCTTGGGGTCAGAGGCGATCTTGGCAAATTCTTCTTCTGACATACCGACAACGGCCTCCAATGTCAACTCCTTGGATGTGTCGCTGTTTTTCGGATTCCTGGCCGCGGACTTGCCATCCGCCAGCGGCTTGAGTTGTGAAGCGTCGATCTTGGCGGTCTCAGTTGGTTTCTCACCTGCATCAGCGGGCTGCTTGCCTGCTTTGGCACGCGAGATGACGGCTTGGGCTTCCTTGTAGGCAATCTTGGCGAAGTTCACACCCTTGGACTTGGCGAAGGTCGCCCGCTGCAAGATGTACTCATTGATCTCCCGCTCCGCCAGCTCGGTGGCTTGATCTTCCGATGCGTCCAGTTCCATCAACTCCCGCGTCCTGTTCTCAATGGCGATTTCGCGCGCCGCCTTGATGGTTGAATCGTAGTCGGCGTGCTGTTTTGCAAACTCCACCTCTTGCGGGTAGGCGTAGTCGATGATGCCCCGGATTTCCTCGTTCCGCGAGGTCTTGGCCCGCTCCTGCTCATGTTCCTGGGCTTTCTCGGCCTCCACCTTCTCCATGTAGCGGGCGTGCGCTTCGGGCTCCATCTCCTTGTCCGGGGCCTGTGCTTGCACCTGGAACTGAGTCAGGGTTTCAAGGCGCTGCTGGGCCTTCTTCCGGAACTCATCGAACTCCTTGACCTTGTTGCGCAGTTCCCGCCGCTCCGCCCGCAACTCGCGGATGGTGTCGATGGGCGTGCGCCTCTTGAACGGCTCTACCGCCGCTTCTTTCTCCCCGCCCGCCTCTTCCTCCGCCCCTTCGGTTTTCTCGCCCTCAGCGCCCTCCTGGGTGCCTCCCTTGGCCTGTTCATCGGCCTTGGCGGGCGCCTCCTCCTTCTCAACCTCTTGAACTGGAGCGGGTTCAGCCTTCTGCCCCGTCTCCGCCTCCAGGTAGGCTTGCTCCTCCGGGCTCAGTTGCAGCTCAGTCATTCAGCGCCTCCATTGGCGGGTTTCTGCCGCGCGACCTCGCGCTGCGTGGCGAGTTCCATCATTTTCAGGTCCCGCTCCTGCTCCAGCTTGCGGATTTCCAGATCGTAGTCCAGGCGCATCTTCTGCCGTTCCAGATCGAGTTCTTCTTCCTGGGCGTCGTCCTTCTGATCGAGCTTGGCGCTGTCCATGGCCGTTTCAGCCATCATCTTCTGCATCTCGATCCCGGCCTTGGCCCTGAACATCATGTTTTCCTGCTGGAGCTTCTGGAGTTGCGCTTGCAGGGCTTGGCCTTCCGGCGTATCGAGCGGATTCTGTGTGAGCGCCTTGACGATCTCGCCTTGAGTTTCGATATCCAGGGGGGTGTTCTTAATCATCAGCGGCATCAGCTTGGCCGCGGATTCCGGAGCTTGCCGCAGAACTTCCATGAGGATGTTAAGTGTGTACTCCTTGGCGTTCGGGGATGTGGGGGCATCGTCCACAATCACGTCGTAGTTCCGCACGTCCAGAGAGCGCAGCGCCTCCAGGACTTCCGGCGGAATCGGCCGCCCCACGATCCTGGCGAGTTGAGCGTTGGAAAAGTAGCGCGAGATGTAGTGGATCAGCACCTTGCCCTGGCGCTTGTGATGGCGCCGCTTGGCGTTGAACAGAGGCGCCAGCACAGCCATGGACGCCTGTTTGCGCATGTTCTCCAGAATGCCGGGCTGATCCCTGGACACCAAGCCCATCGTCTCCGGCGTCAGGCCGTCCAGGGCCGGCAGAGAATCGATGGCAAACGCGGTCAGTTTGTCCAGGTCCGGGGGATACTGGCCTGGCTTGACGGGCAGGAAATCGTTCTGCAGGTTGGCGTCATCGCGCGCCCACTGCACTGCATCCGGGCTAGCGATCTTAGACTCGAACTCGGAAGGGTTTTCAACCGCCCGCTTCTTGACGATCCAACCACCCTTGGGATTGACCGTGTAGATGTAGATGGCCTGAGACAGAAACTTGTTGCTCCACTCCTGCGGATCGATCAAGCCCGCCACCATGCCGATGAAATGCCCCTCTGTCTCATCGCGCCAGCCGGTCATGAAGGAGTCCGTGAATCCGTATGGGCAGGGCGATTCCTTGTCTTCCAACAATTCATTGCCGGTGAAGTAGGCGCGCCGGTATTCCTTCTCCATCTGTTCGACATAGGGCAGGATCAGCACCGGGCCTTCCGGAACCGTCTGCATTCCGGCCGGCATGTCATCCTCGAACTCGGCAAACTGCACGCTCAGGCCACGCGCGGCCATCATGGCGGTAATCTCGCTGGCCTTCTCCGGGCGCGTGAAGCGCATGGAGCCGTCTGGCGTCATCACCCGCCAGACCTTGACGCGCTTGATGTAGTGGTAGCGCACCAGGCGCACCTTCTGGCCCCGCTTGTACTCGTCCCTACCACCCGCCATCGGGACCTCGTTCTCGTAGAACTTGTCCCGGTCTGCATCATGCGGCTGTTCCTCCTGCTGTTCCCACAGGTCTTGCACGCCAAGCGCTCCAGCCCGGGCCTTGGAGATGGGAAATCCCATCGCCTCGAACTGGTCGCGCGTGATGTCCTGGGAATAGAAGTAGTGCTCCGCGTCAGTGAAATTGGCGTCGGTGGCATTGCTGTCCCAGTCATAGCCCAGCGGAGAGCGGCGCATCGTCACCGCAATCCCGTCCGGGTTCTCCTCGTAGTCCATGACGGTCTCCGAGCACCCAATCCCCGAGATCACCATGTCCTGGAACTGTTCCGTCTCGTGATCTTCCGTCTCGGCCTGATCGCGGGTCCATTCGGACGCCTTGTTGAGCACGGAGACCAGCATCTCATCGGCTTCTTCACGCGGCGCGTAGCGCAACTCCTGCCGGTTGCTGATTTCCATTCCCACCACAGCCGAGACGCGCGGCTTGATCCGGTTCATCACCACCGGGGCCTTGCCTGAGGCTTTCAGTTGCGTCTGCTCTTCCTCGGTCCACTGGCGCCCGGCGTAGTATGCGTAGCACTTCTTGGCAAGCCGCTTCCACGGGCCCCAATGCCGCCGGGCGCGCAGGTACTTCTCGCGAACCTCGGTCACGAAGTCTTCCGACCCGTCCCCGTAGTAGGACGAATCCTGCTCCACGGATTGGGATGTGCGCTCGGTCATGCCGCCTTCCAGTTACGGACCGCCGCCCGCACTTTCCGCTTGTAGCGGTCGATGTAGTGCTCCTCCACCTTCTGCAAGCCACCCGCGAAGGTCAGGATCAGAGCTTCGGCCAGGTCGGGAGAATTGGCGTCCAGGCGCTTCTTGAAGTCCTTCTTGGACTCCACCTGGATTACCCCGTTCGACCGCACCTCGAACTTCGGCGTGGTCAGTTCGGACATCAGGTCCTCGTCAAAGGGGATGGAGACCGTCTGCTGCTCGAACCATTCACGGGCCAAGTACCACAGTTCATCCCGCCGGCGATGGTACTTCTCCCGGATGGAAGCCGCTTCCGAAGCGTTGAGCGAGCGGACCGGCAGCCCGTTCTCCCGCATCCGGTCATAAGGCCCTGCGCCCAGGCCCACGGTATCGACCACGATCTCCGCAGGACGCATCTCCTCCGGGGTGTCCTGGTATTCGAGCTGCAACAGCCCGGCAATCTGCATCCCATCCTTCTTGACCCACCACCTGATCGGCTCCAGCACCTTGTTCCCCCGCCGCTTGCAGAGCGCCGTGCGGTCGTCCCCGAAACGGGCCACGTCCAGACCCCACACCACCCGGTAGGTTCCATCGTCCGGGATTTCCCGCTGAGAGGCATCGTAGACCCACTCCCACGGGATCAACACATCCGGATCGGAAGCTGGGAACTCGCCCAGGACACGGATGCGGTAGATGTTCGAGGTCTTCCCGTACCGGCCCGCCATGCGCTCCGGGTACTCCGGAGACACCAGCCGGGACATCTTGCCATCCGGGTAGATGCACGGGATGTGGATGGGGTGGAATCGCCTGTCCTTGAACGCCGAATGGAAGTACCCCGAAGCCTTGGTGGGGTTCCCCACCAGCAGCATTACCGCCCCCTCGTTGGTCAGCGCACCCTCGATGGGCTCAAAGACCTCGTTCGGGATACCGCTCGCCTCCTCTCCCACGAACAGCAGGTGCGGGCTGTGAAAGCCCTGCAAAGACTCCTGCGTAGACCCCGTGCGGGCAATGGCAAAGCGGGTCTGCTCCTCGCCCTTGATGAAGACCTTGGTCTTCTGCCACTCGAAATCATCCTTGACCAACGACATATCGAGCAGCGCGGACATCTCGGGCCACAGGTTGTCGGTCAACTGCTCCTTTTTGGGCGCCGTGCAGGGCACTTTGGCCTCAGGGAACAGGTACAGCCACGTCAGAACGAGCATGGCAAGGCCACCTGTCTTGCCCACCCCGTGCCCGGACCGAGCTGCTACACCGAACTTCCGCTTGCCGTCCGAATCCTTGAGGAATCCGAACTTGGAAGCGAACACGGCCCGCACCAACTGCTTCTGCTCATCAGTCATGGTGCGACCGGTGGCTTTGGTGTTCAGCAGTTGGTGCTCGATGAACTCGGTCGGGCGCCGGATGTAGTGGGCAAGGGCTTCGGCATCCAGTTGAAACTGGTGCCGTTCTTCGCCCCTGGCCGCCATGGACTACTTCGCTGGCGTGTGCGGATTGCCCTTGCCGCCACCCTTGGACCCGCCGGCCGAACCGATGGGCCGCTCGGAACCGGACTTCTTGCCCTTGCTTTCACCTTTGCGTGTGTCGATGGACATTGCTGATCTCCTGATGATTGTGAATCGGGAACACCCTACCGAGACGCACCCCGCGAGCTGCGTCCTTTGTGGTATGGACACGGTTCATCCGGCGGCTGCTGCGGCGAACACCGCATGCATTTCCACGCGGACCATGTGAGATTGTCCATGTTCTGCGGAAGACGCCACGCGAATCTCAGCCATATAGTGCCGCCGCACTGAATGCAGCTATGCGACGTTAATACAAATTTCCGCGTCCACACATGCTGAAAGGGCATCACTGATCTCCTGATGATTGTGCTGTTGGACTGCCCCTGCCATCACACCACCCTTTTCAGCCACTCCGCCCGGTGCACGCTCTTGTCCTGCGCCGAGTTCTTGCACACCAAGTACACCTCATTGCAGGACAGGATGCGCGCCTTGGCAGCCGGATCGAAGCCCGCAACCACGGATTCCAAAGGACTCTCCACGTAATCCTCCGGAGGTTCCTCCGCCTGGGGCACGACCTCCGCCGGCTCAGCCTCAGCCTGGATTCCGGCCTCCGCCGCCTGCGCTTCGATCTGCGGACCCACCCGCATAAAAGCTTCCTCAGCCGGATTCAGCACCTTCCGGTTCCTGCTCCCCCTCGGTCGTCCCCGCGCCATACCGGCTCCTGGATCAAGATGAGACAGTGTGTATCAGAATGATGCGGCCAGTGTCAACCCCATCACTCAGGCTCCGTGTGGAAGAATATGCGCCAACATGTAGAATCCCGCCCTCCTCATCTCATCACCCGTAAGTGGCCGGCCCAAACGCCGCGACCACTCCAAAAATCAAGCTTCCCCATTCCCACGTACTCCACACCCGGGATGTCATTCAAGTCCTGTAGTGCCATCACACCCTCTCCACTGTGAGAGGGAGCGGGCACCAATCCGGAATGTCTACTGCCTGGTTATCGCCGTCCATCCGGATAGGCAGCCAAGCCAAACTCTGGCCAGCTTCCCTTCTATCCGAAATACTACAGTATGGAACCCCTTGTTCATGGGCCCCGTAGTCGTGGTCACACTGACAAAACGGGCAGGCCAGGCATGTTTTAACCTTCATCGCTCCCTCCAAAAGAAAGGCCGTCTCTTCGGCTGTCACGCCTTGCATCTCCTGCCCAGGCTTGGATAGGGCCGCGTTCTATGCGCTCAGCCACAATCGACCCCGCAGTACGACCGGCGTTCATCGTGCTCCTATTCCCGCGTTTACACCACCACCGCATATCCCACAGGGACTCCCAAGCCGTGTTCGCCAGGGTTCATGGAGAAGCCAACTCACATCAATGCACGATGGGGCCCCATCGAAAACAACGCAGGGGGGAGGGGTCGAAGGATCGGCCAGGGGCCCCAAGCCGGTCGATGGCTGCGGTAATGGTGATTACCGTCACCTATCCACCTCAACGTACTCCACCTCGATAGGCTCGTCCTCGGCCGTGGTCTTGGCCAGGAGCTTGACGTGCTGGTCGTACGCCTGGCGAGCTGGCGAGTGCACGTGCTGCACGCTGCCGCTCATGTGCACATCCCTCTGGTCTGTCCAGCCGAACCGATTTTTCATGTCGAAACAGGCATATCCCTGCGCCAGGTTTTTCCCGTCACTGAGACCCTTCACGGCATAGGCAGCGGACCATTTGGCCTCGCTGATGGCCCGCGCCTGTTTTAGAGCATCCGCAAACGGTGGATAATCTGCCTCCCATTGCTCGATGGTAGTCTTGCCTGCTTTGAACAGCACGGCGATGGCGGCATACGTCGCATGCGGCAGGTCTGATTGGACGTGGGCGAGGACCTGGTCACAGTAGGCTGGGTTGTAGGTTGTGGGCCTACCTATGCGAGCTAGCTGCCAGGGCGGATAGGGAGACGGTTTGGGTGTGCGGTTACGGGTGGCCATCACTCATCTCCATCAAAACCAGTAGCGGAAACTCGCAATCAAGTCGCACAACTTCTTACGCCCGCTAGACCTCTCTTCCCACCACAACCCGTCAGGGCCACACCTTGCGCCAACGTTACGCAGGTCTGAACAAAGCCCTGGAATATGCCCGAGCATCAGTTCAAACACCGTTAACTTAACACACCATAACCCCAGATGCTCATTTGGCACCGCGTGCCGGCACGTCGTACACGTCTTCTTTTGATCCCCCTGGGCCGAGGGTTGGATGCGGGTCGCGGTCATCGGTTGGCCTCTGGGCGTCGGGTTGTGGTGGCGGTTGGGAGCACCTGCCGGATGCCTGCTAGGCTCTCCCGGTAATTGCGGCACGGGATGCAGTAATCGCCGTCCCCGAGCCTGTTACCACAAGCACAGAGTGAGCGATGGTCAGGGGTGCGCTTGGGCGTGCGCACCTTCAC